GTTACCTATGGTATCTAAAATCAGAGCACGAAACAAGACTTCGCTTCGAAGATTACTTGGAGACTGCTATGGTTGAGGCTGTTCCTATGGAAACTGGCTCTGGTGCTACAACAGCTGTAACTCCTAATACTACTGCATACTCTTCATTACCTGCTGGATCTTCATTAGCACAAACAGGTGGTTCTGAAGGATTATTCCACGCAGTAGAGAATAGAGGAAATGTTTGGAGCGGTGGTAACCCAACTACTCTTTCTGACTTTGACTCTATCATTCAGGTTCTTGACAAGCAAGGTGCTATCGAAGAAAACGTATTGTTCTTAAACAGACAGTTCTCTTTCGACATCGATGATATGCTTGCTGCTCAGAACTCTTATGGTGTAGGTGGTACTTCTTACGGTCTTTTCGACAACGACGAAGAGATGGCATTGAACCTCGGATTCACAGGATTCCGTAGAGGATATGACTTCTACAAGTCTGACTGGAAATACCTTAACGATGCCACTATGAGAGGAGGCGTAAAAGCTGGAAACATCAACGGTATTCTTGTACCTGCTGGTTCTACAACTGTTTACGACCAAATTCTTGGCAAAAACGCTCAGCGTCCGTTCTTACACGTAAGATATCGTGCGTCTGAGTCTGAGGACAGAAGATATAAAACTTGGATGACTGGTTCTGCCGGTGATGTAAGAACTTCTGATCTTGATGCAATGGAGGTTCACTTCTTATCAGAGCGTGCGCTTTGTGTTATGGGAGCGAACAACTTCGTTATCTTTAAGAACTAATATTTCTTAATTAATGGGGGAGGCAACTCCCCCTTTTTTAAATTCTAATCAAATGAAAGATAAAATATACGTGCTGACGCAAGATAGAGCACCACTAAACTTCTTGTTGGCTTCAAGACACACACACCGAAGCCCTTTGTTACATTTTGACGGAACAACAAACAGAGCCCTTAGATACGCTCGCAACCAAAAAAGCCCATTTGAAGATGAGCAAGATGGCAACGCAATTTTAGAACCAATCATTTTTAAGGATGGCTTCCTTCACGTTCAATCTACAAATCCTGTACTTCAAAAATTTATGGAGCTTCACCCAGGCAATGGAGAGATATTTATGGAGCTTGATAACGAGAGGAATGCTCAAGAGGAGCTAGACGTTATAAATGCCGAGGTAGATGCCTTAATAGCTGCTAAGACTCTTGATATTCAAACAATGGAGACATTGGGTCGGGTATTCTTAGGTCTTAACACAGACAAGATGTCATCTGCTGAATTAAAGCGAGATGTGATTTTGTTTGCTAAAAACAATCCTATTGAGTTCTTGGAGGCATTAGAAGATCCTATGCTTGAGATTCAAGACATAGTAGCTAAGATTTTTGAGGAAGGGTTATTGTCTATGCGTAACAAGAACAAAGACATTTACTTCAACCTTCCTGGAAACAAAAAGAAACTTACTAGCGTTCCTTATGGAGAAGACCCACAGCACATTGTGGTATCATTACTTCAACAGGATGGTGATATTCTAAATATGTTCGAAAAACAATTATCTAAGAAAAAGGGTGAATAGTAAATATTTATTTATATATTTGACTCGATAGATAGTTCATAATTATTGTTTAGAGGGCCCTCCCGGGGGCCCTTTTTTTATTCACTATATTTGCAGAGTATTTTTTAACTAACAACATTTTTTTATCATGCAAAAGTTTATGAAAGTTACCCATAGTGGTATGGATTTTTTGATTCCTGTAAAAGAGATAATTGGCGTAAGAGCCACAAATAACACAAAAGTAGATATTCTCTTGAACAGTCCTCTTCAAACAAATGCTGCGGCAGGTGCTGGTGAGGTTGCTGCCATCGTATTAACTGCGTCTACTGCTAGTGATGCTGCTAAAACAAAGCAACAGCTAAACGCTTTTATCGCTGAGGTAGGTAATGCTTTGGAAACATCTTGGACTAATCCAATTTACGATGTAACGTTACCATACGCTATTGATGGAGTTGCTTATCTTCACGTTGACTACTCTACTGGAACTATCTAATAGAACGGTAGTAATCAATTTTACTAGGGGTCGTTTTCGACCCCTTTTTTATTTTGTATCTTTACCGTTATGATTAATGAGGTTCGTCAAACTGTACTCGCATTAGCGAATAAAAATAATTACGGATACATCTCAAGAAGGGACTTCAATCACTTTGCAAGACAAGCCCAGCTAGAGATTTTTAAAGAGTATATGTATGATTACAATACTCACATTGATAAGCAAAATAAAAGAGTTGCAGCTAATGCTGGTGTCGCCACAAGTATAGCTAGCAATGAAGACTATGCCAACATAGCTGAAAGGAAAAGACAGGTCATAGAGATATTTTCAACTCTAGCCCCACTAGGTAATGCTACCGATGGGCATGTGTATGATAAGCCTAGCGACCTGTATCTTCTTAATAAACTCTTTTTTTATGATACTGAAAGGATATCGGGCACAAAGGAGAGTGCAGTTAGTACAAATAAACTAGTAGATCCTTCACTTACGGGGTTATCTGCATTTGGCAACACAGCTTCTGCGGGTGACTTGGTTGTGAACACTGACGATAACTCCTTGGCTTTTGTGGTGGAGGTAGAGAGTGGGACTTCACTAAAGATTACCGATAATATTTTTGGAGCGGGAGCACTTAAGTATAAGATATTTAATCCTACTAAGTATAGTGAGATTGAGATACAAGACCCATCTCAAATATTTAATCTAGCGGCATCTACGTTAGTTAATCCATCTACTATGTTCCCATCTTGCCTGATGCAGGCTGACAACATCATAATGTATCCTAACACCATAACAAACCCTGGCAGTGTAATAGCTCAATATGTTAGGAATCCTAAAGACCCTAATTGGACGGGTGTTACTGTAACAGGTGCTGCTAACCCACAAGAGGTGCTTAATGCATCTGCGGCGGACTTTCAAGACTTTGAGTTGCCTAAATCAGAGATTCCCTATCTTATATCAAAGATTTTATTGTTAGCCGGAATGTCAATAAGGGAAATAGATATTACCCAGTCAACAGCAGCACTAGCTGTTATGAACGCAAACGAAGATAGATAATGCCATATTTAACAGGATATCAATACTATGAGAATGCAGGAGCAGTTCCTGAAAATGCCAACTGGGGATCATATCAGTATGTTCCATTAAAGGACATTGTCAATAATTTTATGATGATGTACACGGGCAACAACGAGATGCTAGCAAATGTATCTAGAGCTCAGGTTATATTTTACGCAAAGCGTGGCATTCAAGAATTAAACTATGATGCATTCAAAGAGATAAAGGCTTTAGAATTAGAGGTATGTCATAATTTGAGGTTTGTATTGCCTCCTGATTTTGTTAATTGGATAAGAATATCTTTATATCAAGATGGAGCTTTATTTCCATTAACGGAAAACATTCAGGCTAACAGCGCAATATCTTATCTTCAAGATAATGATTGTAGGATTTTGTTTGATGAAACAGGAGAAATACTACAGCCTGAACAATCAGAATTGGACTTAGACAGAATAGCTGGCGTTGAAAGAACTTTATACCTAAATGAGGGTAGTAGATTTCACGGAAGAGAAGGTATGTTTATTGATGGAAGATGGTATTTTGATTATAATATTGGGGCTAGATTTGGACTTAACTCTGAAACGGCAAATGCTAATCCAACATTTAGAATCGATAGAAGAGCTGGGGTTATAAACTTCTCGTCTCACATGGCGAACCAAACTTGCTTATTGGAATATATTTCTGATGGGATGGAAGGTGGCGATGATTCTTTGGTGAGTGTGAACAAGCTATTCGAGGAGTATATATACGCATACATAAAATATATGATAGTCAACTCTAGGGTGGGTATTCAAGAGTATGTTGTCAGGAGGTCTAAAAAAGACAAGACTGCTTTGCTTAGAAACGCTAAAATACGATTGAGCAATATTCACCCAGGAAGACTACTAATGAATTTAAGGTCTCAGGGTAACGTAATTAAATGAGAGAACGTAGGGAATTTACCGCAGGTAAAATGAATAAGGGAGCGGACGAGCGTATCGTTCCCGCAAGTCAATATACAGATGCAATGAATGTCAGGGTCAACAGTTCAGGTGACTCTGGTGAACTTGGTGCTGTGCAGAATGTTGAGGGTAGCCGTAGGCTAACTGAACTTGAGTTTGCAGGTACTAGGCTTTCTTTTGATACGGTGTGTTTGGGTGCTTTTGCTGATGACGCAAACGAAACCATATATTGGTTTGTTCATGATCCGGGAGGCACTAACAATACAGGTGCTACGACCACGGCAATGGATATGATTGTTTCGTACAATATGAATACGGAGCAGTTGTTATATCATGCCATATCTGTAAGCGTGCTAAACTTTAGTGCTTCTCATTTGATAAATGGCGTAAATAAGATTGGCGACTTGTTGTTCTTTACAGACGACTTCAATCCACCGAGAAGAATCAACGTAACAAGGAACTATCCTTTTCCTAGTGGCGGGCCTTTAGCTGATAACGTTAC